GATGTTCGGTGTGATTTGTATTGGAAAAGTTTTGCCACCAATTGCAACTATGCGGTTGTAAGGCTCGCTGTTTAGCGACGAATTCAACGGCTCTAATTGGTAGTCAGTACCTTGCGTCCAGGTTTGGTCGTAAACAGTTGGCGTGCCGCCTGCCGTGCTTACTTTGACAATGACTGTTGTGTTCGCAATGTCTTGAACAGGCAAGTTGTAGTAATCAAACGGGTAAATCTTAATCGCTGTTGATGCTGTCTTGTAAAACCAGCGTCCGCAATAACCATCAATGCGCCTGCTCGCACTTTCAATTGCCTGCTCTAACAATGTGTCATCAACACTGTCAGAAATTCTTAAAGCCGATTTGACTTGCGCCAAGGTGGCGTAGCCATTGTTAATTGCCATGTGCTACTTCTTGCGCTTGGTTGGCTCTGGCTTTGTTGCTTTCTCTACTGCTGGTTCGTAAGACGCTGTTTCAACTTTGCTTGTCTTGTGTCCAAGCGCCACGAGTGCGTCATCAACGGCCGCAACACGCTTAGGCAAGTTGCGTGCAACATAACCTGCACGCTCAACTAGCAATGCTTTAATTTCCAAATCTTTGTTTGACATGATTTCTCCTAAGTGTTGGGGCAATGTTGCGATCAACAACACTGCCCCAACATCATAGATGTATTAGAAGGTTGGTGTGACCAAACCCGTTCCGTTGATTTGTGACCATGCGCTTGGGTATCTATTTGCCGTAAATGCGGCGTACCCATAAACAATCATTGTAATTTCAAGTTCGCTTGCCTTTGGTTGCTCAAAGCGCAACATCATTGGCTCGCCACTTCCCTGTTCCCACAGGTGCAACTCTTGCGAACTGCCAATGTAGATGGTGTCTTGGTTAGTGCTTGCGCCTTTATCAGTTGCAATTGTTGCGTCTGTATAGACAGGCAAACCGACAATGCTGTAACCAGAGTTGCCATACAAAGGTGCGCCACCATTGTTGCCATAAGCAACTGCAGGCATACCTGAACTTGGCGTAGGCACTGCAAGTGGTCGCTTCTGGTCGTCCATTGCCGCCAAAATAAATGCAAGTCGGCGTGGGTGCATGATGATTACATTCGGACCAGCAAAGTACGAAGTTTGCACCTTCTGAATTGAGTCCAAAATCTTTGGGTACAACTCAGGCACTGTTGGTGATGCGTCAGTGTAAGTAACAGCGTTACCTGCAGACGAGAACAATTCAGCAACAACTGCCGTGTTCAATGTCGTGTGGTAAGCCGAAACCAAGTCAGCCATTACAAGGCTGTCAATGTTTGTGCCACGCTCAATTGCTTGACGCGAAACATCTTGCATACCAGCATAGGTTGAAACCGAAATGTCCAACTTGGTGTCGTCCATGTCTGTTTCTTGTACTGCGGCGCCTTCTGTCTGTGCGGCAACTGCCGTTCCAGTTGTTACCTTTGAAATTGACAAGGTAAGTCCTGCGTCTGGTAGTGCATGCTTGCGTGCCAAGTCTGCTGACACACGACCTGCACGGGCAAATGGTGCCGCCCAGTCTGTCAAGAATTGTGGCACGATAAGTCCTGCAAAGTTTGCCGAAGTCACATCACGACGCTCAACTCTTTCTTCGTTTGCGTGTCGTGCAAGTCGTTCAGCGGCGTTGTAGTTGTTGTTGAATTGTGCGCTGTATGCGTCAGCAAGAAACGAGTGCTCACCCTGTTTGCTGTAGGTGCGTGCTTCACGCTTAACAACTGTTGGTGAAACGCCACTTTCTTTGCGCAATTCTTTTGCTTGTGCTGAGCGTGCTTCAAGTTCTTCGTGATGCGAAATGTTTGCATCAAGACTTGCGGCATCTTTCAACGCTTGTGCAATCTTGCTATCTTCGTCGCTAGTCAAATCGCGTGCTTCTGCTTCTGCAGAATCTACAATTGCTTGCGCTTCAACGAGTAGCGCACTGCGCTTCTCAATAAGTTTTTCTGACATTGACATGATGTGTTCTCCTTGAACAATTGTTGTTGTGATTGCAAGTGTCCTTGTCAGTGACTTATTCAGTCGGCTGTTGAACGGCTCTGCTTGTGCGTTGTATTGCTAACTGTGCTCGTCGCAACGCCAACGAACTTGTTTTCACTGTAGTGCTGTCTGTGTTGTTTGCTTGCGAGTTGCGTAACTGCACCATTGTTTCTTCGTAGGCAGGATAAGTTACGACACTGACATCAAACAATTTGACTTCTTTGAGTTCGCGAGTCTTGTTGTCTTTTGACCAACTATCTTTTACTGGCTCGAATGCGAAACTCATTTGGCTTACATCGCCTCTGCGTAGTGCGCTCATAACACGGGCGGCATCTGGGTTGGCTTCGTCTAAGTCGGCTTCAACTCGCAAGCCTTTATCATCTTCGCTGATACGCAATGTGCCACTCTTCGTGCGTGCAAGTGGCACGCCTTCATGGTCAACGAGCAGGCGTACATCTGCACCATCGTTAATTGTTTTGGCAAATGCGCCACGACGAACGAACTCTGTCCAAGGCAACGGTTCGCTTGGCGAATCAAACACGGCGGCATAACCAACAAGCGTGTTGCCATCACCTTCAGCACGGATTTCTAAATTGCTGTAAGCGATACTGCGTTTGTTGTTAGTTGTAACAACCCAACGATTGCGCACGCTTGCCATTTCGTCGTCCTCTTGCATGCCTGCGTCCTCTACAACTTCATCAACAACTTCATCAACAACTTCTGTTGATATTGCTTTCCATGAGTCACAGTAATAATTTGGGTCGCAACCTGCGTCCCACTTCAAACAGAAACTTCGCTCTTGGTCAAAGAAGTAACAGTTACCGCACGACCTGCCCTCTGGCACATCTTCACTGTCGGCTGGGCGGTAGTTGCTCGGCAACTCTCGCTTATCCGTAACAGTGTTCATTTCATCTTCGTCGTGGTACATATTTTGTTCGTTGTCGTTCATTGCATCTCTTTCTTCTTCTAGTCTGCCAACTACATCGTTTGCATATTCCATTGCACGCCTCGCATCAGATTTACTTGGACCACTACCCCATAACAAATGCGCAACAAGTCCTGGCGTAATCTCGTCACCTTGAACTGCGTCTAAATCTACAAGGTGGCGTGCTATCCACGGCCCTATTTTGCGCCACTTTTCTTCTGTGACTGTTCCCGATGCCATCTTGCGTGCGTCTTCAATTGTTTGCGGTACTACGCCATCGCCACTCAAACCTTCTTCATGCAACTCAACGCCACGCTTTGCGGCGGCTCGCATGTACGCAGGCGGTTCAAGATTTACTGCTCGTTCTTCAGACGGCTGTGGCAAGTCATCAATCTTTGTAAGTGTGCTGAACTTGTGTCCGACAACAACATCGCTTGCTCGCCAACCGCCTTCTACTTTGTCAAACACTGTTATCAAAGCAACAGCATCATCATCGGTTGCAGTTAATTCAAAGTCTGTACCAGGTACTTTAACTGTGCCTGTCTTTGTTATTGATTTAACTTTGCCTCTGGCACGCCCACCACTTGAATCCCAAGAAACGAAATCGCCAATGTTTAACTCAATCACGCTGGTCGTTCCTTGTCGCTACCTAGCGGTGGCACAACTCCTGTTGGCAAGAATGTAAAGTCGTCGCCGCCTTCATACGGCTCGCGTCCTTCAATGTGGCGTGCTTCGTTTGGTGTAAGCATGCCTGACGCTATTTGTATTTGGCTTGCACGAACTCTTGTTGCCAAGTCTGCACGCAAGTATTCATCGGCATTAAATCGCACACTTAAATCTGGCGGCAACATTTCACTTATTGCGCCTTCAATTCTGCGCATGTATGGCAACAATGTATGTCGCACAAAGTTAATGCCTGCGCTTTCAACATTTTGATAAGTTTGCGAATCGCCACCTGTGCCATTTATTAAGTGCAACGGAATGCGATATGCACGGGCAATGTCTCGCACAATACTTTCTCGGTGCGCCATTGTGTCCATGTCGCTTGCGCTTGCGTTAATTGGTTTCCATTTAAGTCCACCAGATAGCACTGCTGGCTTGCGTGTTTTGTAGTGCATGTCTGTCCATGTATCTCGCAACACTTGCGCTTGGTCAGGCGTCATTTGTTGTTCTGTTTCTAACACGCTTGAAGGCGTTGCACCATCACCGTAGAACGCCGCAAGATAACGGTTGATTGAAATGTCTGTGCCAATAATGTTTCGCATTGCATCAATAGGTGAAATGCCACGCCATTGTCCGGGAAGTCTTAACCAATCAATTTGGCGTATCACATCTCGTCCAAGTAATTCTTTTGCATTGCCTATTTGATAAAACATTGTGCCGTCATCGTTAGGCGCATGCTTAATGCTGAGTGGATTTAAGTTGCGCAACTCTAAAGGCATGCCTGTTCTATCTGTCGGTGCATACACGAAATCAACGCCATGTATTGCAAGCGTCACGACTGTTTGATGCACGAAGTCAAACATGAGTTGTTCGTCGTTAGGGCGGCGCAAAACATCTGGCGTTGGCAACCGTTCCCACCTGCCGCCTGTGTCTCGCATTAGTTCTAATGGCATTGTTGCAACGCTGTCAGCGAGCAAAGTTACAGATGCAATCATTGCACTACTCGCAAACACATTGGCTTCGTTAATAACTTCGCCAGAGTAGTTACTGAATAACGGGCGTGCAGTTATCTGGTAAGGGTCAATGTTTGTCGGTAGTGCTCGTTGTTCTTTGCGTCCGAAGAAATCTTTTAATGCCATGTCGTCACCATACCTGCACAACACTAGGCGTTGGCGTGCT